ATGTGCAGTCACTTCTATGCGCATAGCCTTTTGCATATCGGGGCGTTTTCGCACCATGCTTTGCGCTGTTTCAAACACAATGCGTGCCTGGTCGCGAGTGGTGGCGGCTGAATAAACTTCCGCGCCCATTTCACCATCAGCAAAGCATAGATATAAGCCGATACCAGCTGCCAATGTAGACTTGGCGTTCTTGCGTGGCACTTCAACATAGGCATAGCGATAGCGACGTTTACCATCAAAATCTACCCAACCAAATAAGTTGGCGACGATAAATATTTGCCAAGGTTCAAGCAATATCAATTCGCGCTTGTTAGCCAGTTCGCCTTTGACGTGTGGCAGCAGCTCTATAAATTTGCAAGCCTTTGCAGCAAGCTTAATATCAAACTCAAATTCAAAACCTGATTCGTTGTCAGCGTATTTGAGATCGTTCAGGTGGCGTTGGCACGCTTGACGCACATAGATGCACGCATCAATAGTGCGATCGACTACATCTGTTGCGTATTGCGTCGCGATATTAGCGTAGGCAATAGCATCTGACATAGTGTTTTAACCTTGTTTATTAAACTCTCCAAACTCATCGTCGCCAAATAAACTGCCTTGAGTGACATCGACTTTGATACTGGAGCGTGCAGCAGGAGATAGACCAAATTCGCGGCCCAATGATATAAGCTGTTTTTGTAATGTGTTGCGGATACTGACCAGAGCTGTTTGTACTTGGAACCCGTTTGGTGTTGTACCAATCCAAGTATCAACATCTTCGAGCTTGGCGCATACATCGCCATAACGCGCAGAGGTTTCGGCATACGCGCCAAACAAATCTCCATCGATAACTGATAGCAATCCAAGAGCAACCAATTGAGCCGCTATCTTGTCCCACTGTTTGCGTGATTTGGCGTCGAGCCAATCGGGGCAGGGTGGTATAGCCAGTGTTGGTTGAGCAGCGTTGCTGGCAGCTTCACGGTCGCTACGGACACGGCTACCTTGCAACACTTTGAGCTGCGTCGGTTTACGTGGACGAGACATAGTGTCACCTGAGAATAGTTATTGATTGGTGGGGTATACCCCCTACAGAGTTTTGACCATGCGAAAATTCTCTTGGGGGCGGTGGTCGTGACGGGGTTTCATGTTTACTTTTTACCCCACCCTCCCTGTCTAAGCTGGGCGATATCGTAGTCAGATAATTTATTATCGACTGTCGTTGTTTTGATTGAGTGACATGGGTAGCAAAGTGGCTGCCAGTTTGTCTGGTCCCAAAACAATTCCTGATTGCCGCGGTGCGGTAGGACGTGATCGACTACATCAGCGCCCGTGATGATGTCATTAGCTTTGCAATGTTTGCATAGCGGGTTATCATTCAGAAATAATAAACGAGCTGAGCGCCATCGGGCATCGTATCCGCGCTGGGCAGATGATGGTCTGTTATCTATACGTTTAAGCTTGGCAGGTTCTGCTTGCTTAATTTGTTTGGCTTTTTGATGTTTTGGCTTGGGTTTATGTAGCCTGCAAACGCCATTGGCACCAGCACTGGCGTTGCAACCTGCATGGCTGCAAAGCGTGGTAGGCATTGATGGCATAAAGATTGCTCATAAAGAAAGCCCACTGCGGGGGCAATGGGCTTAACTGGTAATGTTTGGTTGATGCTGCCGTGTGCTTTACGATTAGGCAGGAACTTCGAATATGAGAAATCTTAGGTGAAACTGTTCCATTAATCAAGTAGCCTCTGAATAGCCAGTCACTTGCAATTGTATCTTAGCCCTTGCCGATGCTGCGTTCTGGCTCATATCATTTAGTATAAATTCGATATGATCTGACATCTGATTGCGTGACCATGTGGCTTTAGGTATAGATGCAAACGCAGCTCGTTCGTTGCCACTCCAGGCAAAACCAATCGTTTCGTTGATTGGATACTGGCATTCAGCCAAGGCAGTGCAAACTATTCTATTGATATATTTCTTTGGTATAGGTTTGGCCAATAGCTTATTCGTATAGATATCTTGTAACTTCGATTGGATAGACGTATCAAAGCCGTCATTCAGATAGTGATAGCAGAAAGACTCAATGGGTTTGATATCTGCATAGGCTTCCGCAGCTGCTCTTAAGTATTCTTGTCTCATGAGTTCACCGTCGCTTTTTCTTTATCCAAAAGATACGAAAGCTGACCAACAACCGCGCCTGGTTGCTGGATATCAAGTATGTCGACCTTATGGTAGACAGTTACGAGGTGCCATTCATCATTGGCGTAAACCATGTCATCTATGCGTATCTGTGTTAAGCAAGCTGAGGTTGGCCAATCTCTAAAGAAGATAGCTTTACCGTTAAACTCTTTGAGTAATAGTTCTTTCAATTCCTTGGCTTGATCTACAGTTGTTTTTTTGCTCATGATAAATATCCCCCGTTATTTAGACTCAATATAGGAGCGTGTGCATAGTTACGTCAAGATGTGCATAGTTGGTTTTAAACTATGCACGTCTCAACCCTTTGGTATTACTGGCTTATAAGACTGATGTTCATAGTGTGCATAGTGTGCATAGTTATATTTACGCACGAGGATAAAAATATTTTGTTGTTATCTTAGGTTGATAATAAAAATAAATTATTTCCCGCGCGCGCATACGAAAAAACCCTGCACACTATGCACAGGGTCGCTATAAGCTATATTGGGTAAGGTCTGTAGACGTGCATAGTTGTACTTTAAACTATGCACATGGGGTGCACACTATGCACATGGTTGGCTATTTGGGTTCGAGTTTCTGACCGATAGCGCTCTTCATAAGCTGTATTTCTTTGCCAAGCCATATTTGTTGGTTGGCAGCTGTGGGTGTTGGATAGTTTGTTGGCATCTTAACAGCAATAATCGTGGACTGGACAGGTTTGCTGTTATTAGGTAGTTGGTATCTTAGCCGCTCTTTGTGCTCACGTCTACCAATATATGTCATTAATTTGGTTTTAGTAGTGCCACGTTCACCACCTTTACGGCACCAGTACTGATAATAGTCGTAAAGATCGTCAGTTAAGCAGCTGCAATAAGGTATACCAGCTTCACCTATCACCCAATCGTCATAGAAAACCTCCCAATTTGGTTGGCTTAGGCGAATAAGCTGACGCTTGCTGTTGGTCATAATTGCCGGTGTGTGTGATGTTTGGCCATTAAGTCCTATTTTCATGAGATAAGTGTAGAAAGCACGTATCATGTTGTCATTAGTGCTATCTAGGGCGTCTGCGACTTCCTTTAATAAGGGTGCGGGAATCTTTTGCTTTGGATAGCAGACAACATGGCGACGGTCATTCTGTTCAAGAGATAAAGGCATCATATTGTTAGACAAGAATATCGCATTGACGTAGTTATCTTGCTTCCAACCGCTCATGAATTTTTGGTTGATGAAGATGGTGCTACCTGTAATCAGCTGTTTGACCATACCCATATGAGAGTATCTATCAGAGCCACTAAATATCTCTTCAAACAGTGCATAAAGCTTGTTAGATACCCAGTCATTGTACTGAGATTCAAGCTGACCTTGTCCAAGCGTGACAGCATAGTCGCCATAGATACGTGACATGATGCGGTCAAAGAATAACGACTTACCAGCGCCTTGTACTTCGCCATGAAATATTAGCGCCGTATCAAGTTTGGTGCCAGGGCGTTGCAATGGTATCGCAAGCCATTTAATAACCCAATCATAGATTGTCTGATCGCCTTCGCATAAATGTAAAAGCAAATCAGTAATAGGCTTGCACATAGCAGCTGCTTCGTCTACTTCGATTTCAACAGGCTTGAGTGGTAAACCGTCAAATGTATTGATAGCAATATCATTTGGATTTTTAGGTTCTTTGGTGCGAGTAGGGTCGAACCAGATATTATCTGATTTTACCGTAATACGAGAGTCTGATTTGAGCCAAATATCATACTCATTAGGCCTTGCAAGTTTGATGGTATCGACAGGCAAGCGAATACGCTCAACGTCATCCCATACTTCTTTGGTGCCGTAGATGAGGAAGTAACGGTCAAACATCGACTGGGCTTCGACCGCCATCATAACGTCTAAGTCTTTAGCGACTTCTGATTTTGTAATCTTACGATGTTTCGTTTCCCACCAACGTACGGCTAACTTCTTATTGCCAATTTCATTAGCGAATTGAGTCTTCGTATATTCAATCTTTTGCTCTGTGTCGTAGACTTTATTCGTCACTTTACCAATATCAGTGATTTGAGCGTAACGTTTGAGCATATTAGCCAAGCGCATATCTTGCTCAACGTCAGCAGGTACATTGCCATTGTGCTGCGCAATAGGCGCGTCAGTAGTACTGTGATCATCATTGGCAGCTTGGGTCACTATTGATTGGTTCGCCAGTGCGTACTTGATTTGACGTGCTACCTCGTTGAGTCCTGCAGCTGCTGCAAGGTCATTAAAATCTGTATGTTGTTTGCCTTGCATTACGCTGCATCCTTATCTATGTCTAATATGTCGAAGCTTGGTGTGACCATTTCGCCACCAACGGTAACGGCTGCTTGTCTGGCCTTATAAATACCAGCGTTATACTCGATAAGCGGTTTTGGTTCTTTGCCCTCTGATATGTCCTTATCGCGCATCTTGACTGCTGTAGCGCTATCGTTATCTGCGCAGATGATGATGCGATGATCAGGGTATTGGGCTCGTATTGACTGTGCGACTGGGATTAAGTTGTTTGCATTGAAAGCGACAACAACAGGCAAGCTGTAGCTCATTGCATCAAATATGGTAGCGCCTGTGGCGTAACCTTCGCATATCAAAACAATACCACCGCCGAACATCGTAGTATTGCCAATCAGATGATAAGCGCCATTCACCAATCCACCCTTTAAGAACAGCTTTTCGCTATCAGGCGCTATCGTCTGAATGTTAACTAACGTCACAACTTTAGTGTCTTTATTATAGTAATTCATAGGAATGACTAGATTGTCATTAGCATCTTGGCGCAGATTGATAGACGCGATATTTTTACGCAGTAGATACGGATGATCGTTTGTAGCTGGTTTTGCATTGTCCCAAATACTAGTAGCACGCGCTGCGGCATCGATACGAGCTTGGCGCTTTTCGGCTTTCTCTGCTGCTTCACGCTCGACTTGCTGTGATTGCCACTGTGCGCGCTGCTCATCTGTCACTTCACTAGTCGCATCAAGTCCGATAGCGCCTGCTATCAGCTTATTGGTCTCATAAACATCAAGCCCAGTATATTGCTGCACAAGCATAAAGCCATTACCAGCGCCGCACTGTGAGCATATCCAGGTGCCTTCACCGCGTTTGTCATCACAACGGAATCTATTAGAGCCACCGCACATCGGGCATGCTTGATGCTGATGGGCAGCTTTGGTGAAGCTAATACCAGCGGCGGGGAATATAGTTGAGACATAATTACCGATAGCTGCTGCGCGAATGGCGTCAAAATCAAGCAGGATGCGTTTATCTGTCATTATTTCTCTCCATATTGCGTTTGGCGTTCTCTAAAATCGTTTGAATGTGACGTTGAAGCGCTTGAGCATCTTTTTGCATGCGTGCGTATTCATCAGGCTCAATAATCTTGTCAGCATAAGCATCCAAAGATGTGCTATTGAGATCTGCGAACTTTTGACCGAGCAAAGCGATATCAATCATTTCGTCGCATTGATTGTCGTTGCTAGGCAGCAAAAACCATCCAGCATTACCATGAGCACAACAAATAGCGTCCATGATTAATGGTGATTGAGTAGCACTTAATACTTGCTCAATGAGTGTCGGTGACAGTGTGTGACAAGTGCGCTTTGGGTTAACTTGCAGCACTGCTGTGTTGTACGTCAGACCAAATGTCTCACAGATACCGCCAAGTGTGCCGCGTGGTTTCATGGCAGCTTGATAGACTGCTGCTTCCAAATCTAATACGCAGTTTTCAGCACGCTGTGCGGCTGTGTATTTTTGCTTCGACATATTGCCCCCGTTATTGTCGTTCTTTTATTGCTGTGCTATTGCTATGCTAGATGTTGTTGATTATTTGGATCGTTAGCAGGTTCTGGAGCTGGAAAAATATCAGGGCGTAGTTCATGACATGGAACGCCAGTCACCAAGCTAATCTTTGCAACGTACTTGGCAGATGCTTTTTTATCTCTGTTTACCATCGAACTGATTTGAGAAGCATTTTTCATACTTAGTTTTTTAGCGAGATTTGTTTGTGAGCCGGCAATTTCTATTGCCTTTAACAACGATTGTTCTGGCGTTCTTAATTCATTGCTTTTCATAATAACTCCAATTGCATTTATTTATAAAGATAGTAATGCAATTGCATTATAAAATCAATGCAAAATGGATTATATATTTAAAGCAATTGCTTTTATTATAAGTTTAATCGTTCAAGGGGCATACTTGACGGATCGCCTAAGGCTTGGCCTAGGGATACTATCGAACAACGAGGATTAGAAATGGCATTTGGTCATAGAGTAAGTGTTGCGCGCAAAGCGCGAAAATTAAGTCAGCAGCAGTTAGCAGATTTGATTTCGGTTGGTCAGCCAGTGACCATTAATCAACCAGTGATAGGGAGTATAGAATCACGTGATAGTACTAACTCTAAACATGCACCAAAAATTGCTAAAGCTTTAGACGTGTCTTTGGAGTGGCTGCTAACAGGATTTGGTGCTAGCGGGCTTATTAATCCAGATGACGAAACTATAGAGATAGCAGGGACTACAACGAGCGTCGATGTTTACGATGACAATGAACCTGCTATGTTGAATGAGATAGAGTTCCCTATGTACGATACAGTAGAGGTTAGTGCAGGTAATGGCGCGGTTGTTCAGGAAGTTGTTAAAACTGAAGAGAAGTTGCGTTTACCCCGCAGCTTATTAGATCGGTTGGGAGTTGCAAAAGATAAAGTCGTCGGTGCTAAGTTAAAAGGTGATAGCTTGGATGGTCTAATCCAGGATGGATCAACTATTGCAATCGATTTATCTAAAGCTGACCACCAGATTCGTAACAACAAAATATATGTAATACAGGTTGGTGGCGAGTATAAAGCTAAAATACTACAACGTCATTTTGACAACACCGGGGTTTATATCAAAAGCACAAATCCAGATTATGCGGATATTAGCATGTCAAATATAGACTTTGAGAGAGAGGTTACTGTTATAGGCTGGGTATTCTGGTGGTCAAATTTCGTAAAATGGTAGGTATGAAAATGTGGCAGATTTACTGGATAGAACACTTTATTAAGCATAGCACGCTAGTTACTGAGCAAAATCCACTTATGCTAGGTTGGTGTGTGTACATTGAAGCGATTGATTTTGACTAACGCAAAAGTAGTAAAAATGCGTTAAAGAAAATTATTTTTTTATTTTAACGCAATTGCATTGACATTAATCAATGCAATTGCTTTAATATACCCGTGATCAACAATAAACGGGTATATCGCCATGTCAGACATTCAAAGCACCGACCGCTTAAAAATGATGCGTTCTCAGTACGAGAACACACGCCTCAAAAACACGCTCGCTGAACGTAACCAGCAGCTGCACACCACTGAACAGCAACTGACGAATACACAAATCAACTATAAACATGCGTGCAAAAACACTCGCATGCTTATGGTTTTTTGCGTTTTGTTGATTGTCGTTATGTCATTGGGAGGTGTGGCGTGAGCAAATTAATCAGTACTTTCCAAATACGCTTTGATGACGAAACCAAAGCTGAAATAGCAGCGCTAAAAGGTAAATTAGATGCCGTGGCGTGCCGTCTGAACGTTGGCCATGCTATGCCGACTGGTGGTCTGCTAGCGGTGATGGCTGGTGGAGCGGCTAATGACTCAAATAGCGTGATTGGCCGCGAAACTATCAACGATGTCGACTATCTAAGTACGTCATTAGATGAAAGCGTACCTCATATCGATGATGTATTGGCGTATCCAAACTGGCTATCTGAGTCGGTGCCACAAATCACTCAAGCTGATATGCAGCTTATCTTTATTAAAAACCTATCTGAAGTTTTAATTCAGCGTATGCACAGCATGGACCGCTTTAGTGAAGAAGATTATGCGGTTGGCGGTGATAAGCTGATGCCGTGGGATATTGTCATAGGACAACCATTTGCCGATGTAAAGAATTCGTCTGAGTATGTCCATCAAGATAAGTTTGCCATTGTGACTGGTAAAACAACAGACTTATCTTCCCCGCAGCATGATCATTTAAGTGTGGCGCTATTAGATGCTGCCAATCCACGCGAAGAATATACTGATATTGGTGGGTGGTGTTCTATCTACTACGAAACTAATACCACCTTTCGCACCATAACCGAAGCCGAGCTGCCAGCATTTCGTGCGGCATTGGAGGCTTGCTATGCGTAAAATTCAATCATTCAATATCACTGCACAGCTTGCGCTTATCCAATCTAAAGCGCAATTGAGCAATAGCGTAAGCCGCCAAGCGCTAACTGACGCCATCAATACATGGTCAGAGCATCAAGCCAAGTACGACTACGAGCGCAACCCAAATGATTTGGTCGCTATCAATCGAAATATCAGCTTGATCGTGACGCAAGTGACCAACCGTATATGCCGCATTAACCCACTGGTTTGGACTGAGTTGCTAAAGTTAAACGCTGCGCTCAATGTCGGCATCATCAACAGCATTAACTTTGAGCCGCGCCCAGTACCAGTTGTGGCTGCGAACACTGATGCCAACCACAGCGAGGTGGCGTAATGTCATTGACTCAATCAGCAAAAAAACATCCTTTATTAGTCAATATCAATGGCGCAGCACATATCGGCGTGACAACAGCCTGTCAACGTGTCGCTATGTGCCTGAACGCTCAAGCAATCAGTACCGAAGTGATCAATGTTCGTAGAGGTATTGAAGCTGTTGAATTTGAAGACGACTACATACTTGATAAATACAAGCATCTAGATGTGATCTTGCTAGACCGTCATCACTATACAGCATCGGCTATCAAGCGCCGGTTACACCAGCCGCTTTGGGCTTGGCAAGAAGATAGCGTAATGCCAAGTCTTAGCGTGCTGCTTAGCTGTCATGGCACTGTATACAAGCGCTTTATTAAATCTAATGAAGATAAGCGCACAGCACTGGGACATCACGAGGCGCACCTGTCATGCATAAAAGAGCATTACGGCACACCAAATCATTATGTGCTTGATATAGATGGTAAAAATGGCCACCTGTACGCAGCTGGTACGCTTAAGAGTTTGATATTACGGGAGCTTAAGCGATGAGAGTCTCGTTTGTATTGAACGCTGATCAAGCTATTGACGGTTGGTGGTTTAATCCACGATTTGAGATTCGGTTGGTATTCAAGGAGGCAGGTAACGATGAGTAAAACATTATCACTTAGTCGCCGCACGCATCTGTTTGTCAAAGATGGTCAGCTATTTATAAAGCTGCAGCGTCAAAACCAAAGAGACCCAAAACGTGATGATTATTACATCATCAAAAAGTTTGGATTAGAACGTTTGAAAGAGATCCATGAGTGGTCCGGCAACATCATTAAAGAAAGTGAGAGTAGTAATGTCAAAGCAGATTAAACGAGTCACGTTTGCAAACAACAATTATGGCTTGCAATGGCTTGATGTAAACATGCACAGCTGGGAGATCGTCAGCGCGTGCGGGGAAGGACGTCACCTGGTGGGCCGAGCATGTCGCTTGGCTGACCGTGGCAATAAAATTGAATATCGCACTGGGTCAACCTATACGGCCATCAATGCGACTGTTAAGAAGATGGGGTAAATGATGGGAGATGCTAATTGTCCTGAATGTGGCGGTGGTTATACCTGCCAAGATTCAGTTGAGGATCGAGAGGTAGTAACAGCTACTTGTCGCGACTGCAAAACTGAGTTTGATGTTGAAGCAAGTGTTTCTTTTAATATGGCTTAATGGGAAATAATTATGGCTGATGATGCTGATCGCGCAAACGACTATGTTGATTTAACAATGACTCAGTATCTGAGTCGAGCGCCAAAGTTTGACAAGCCGTCACTGGATGAGTGCTTGGAATGTGGCGAGGATATCCCCGCTAAACGCCAATCAGTGGGTGGGGTAACGCTCTGTGTAGATTGCCAAAGCGTATTTGAGAAAAGGGGACGGTGATGCTAAGTAATAATGAACAGCTTTTAGTAATCACCGGCACAGCTATCTTACTGGGTATGCTCATTGTTGCAGTAATTTGGCTAGTATCGGTTGAGTTGAATAAAGGGAGTGATTGATTGTGAAATTATTTGAACACGTAGAAAAAGGCCACCGCGTAACTGAAACGCTAAGAGTTAATAAGTGTGGTCAAGGTGTGTATATCGGTGTTAATGAATTGCGCCAAATGCCGCATCACGAAGATGACCAAGAGCAAACAAAAAGTATTGTCGTTCCCTTTGAAAAAGTGGGTGATCTTGCAAATTCGCTAATTAAAGTAGCCGGAAATCCGACACCTAACACTGAGTATGCTACATGTCCTCATTGTCAGACACTACTTAATTATATGTTTGATGGTGGTGATACATACCATAGTGGCGATAGAGTTCAGTGTATTTGTCCAAATTGTGATGAATACGTTTACGTTGACGTCCAAGTATCATTTAGGTTTACTCTGGCAAACGACCAAGAAAGCGAGGAGTGATTGAAATGGAAGTTATTGAAATTATCAAATCAAATGTGCCGTTAGACTGGGTAACTCTTCCCCAATTTGCTAAACTTATCGGTCTACCGCACACACGTCTATATATCGCCAAAGATAAGTGGCCTGAAGGTGTGGTGTGGCAAAAGATTGATAACAAGTTATATTTTAGCCTGCGGGGGTGGAATCAGTGGCTGGACCAACAAAGTATCCAACGGGCGTCCGAGTACGAGGCGACAGCGTCCAAATTAATATCCCAATCAGTGGGACGCGTAAATACGTCACTATCCCGCAGCCGCCAACGCCGAAAGGTATCAGCGAAGCGGGTAAATTACGAGCTTACTTAAAAGATGCAGCAAAGTGGGGCACGCTGACGCAAGCAGATGTTGACGCAGCGTGCAATGTAAAGACTAATATAATAGATGATAATAGGGCGCTATTTGCAGACTATGCACAAACATATTTAGACAATCTTAGCAGTGACAACACTGGTACCAGACGAAAATATAAAGGCATCCTAACTAAACATTGGATGCCTTTTTTTGCGGCTGTGCCCATTGCCGATATTAATGCAGCAATGGTGCGCAGTGCGCTGAACTCTATTAGTTTTAATGCACCGCGTACTTATAACGATGCACTTATACCATTGCGTGGGGTGTTTGACCTTGCATTTTTGGATGGCGAAATAGATGATATGCCGACTAAGCGCATACGTAATAAGAAAGTGCAGCGTGATGATCCTGATCCATTTCTCCCAGCTGAGCGTGCTGCGATATTAGACTGGATGAAATCTAACTGGACTGGTAAAAAAGAAATCTGGTATTTGTACTATAAATGGCAGTTTTGGACAGGATGTCGTCCCAGTGAGACATTGGCCATTGATTGGCATGATGTGGATTGGTCACATAACACGGTCAAAATCAGCAAAACACTGACTGGTGGCAAGGTTAGCCACGCAACTAAGACCTATCACATGCGTAATATCCATATAAATGACGTGGCCAAAGATGTTTTACTCAGATTGAAGCAGCTCACAGGCCATCAGGGGCGGGTTTTTATCAGTTTACATACTGATGAGGCATGGACACGTGATCAGAAACTATCTGAAAAGTTTGCCGATGCACTGTCTGGTACTGATATGCGAGTACGACCGGCATATAATTGTCGCCATACTTATGCAACGACGATGCTTAACTCAATGATCGAGCCTTCAGCGGCTGCTTATCAAATGGGTCACGATATACAGACATTCAAAACTATCTATGCCAAATGGATAAACACCGAGCGTATGAGCAAAGAGATGATGAAGTTAGATTATAGCGATTGACTTGATACCCTTATCAGTGAGGGAGCCAAGTTACTGCGTCAAAACCGTGTCAGAAATTGACGCGGTTTTTATTTACCAAATTTTAGGCAATAAAAAAACCTGCCCGAAGGCAGGTTTAGTATAGGTTTGAGACAATTTATTCACTATCCGAAAATGGTGGGGCTGGAGAGACTCGAACTCTCACACCTTGCGGCGCCAGAACCTAAATCTGGTGCGTCTACCAATTCCGCCACAGCCCCATTTTCGTTACTCTATCATCAAAAGCGATTAAACTCAAACGCTATCTAGATAGTTAACTGATTCGGTAGTGCGTCTCAGTGGTTGGCTATTATATAGAGTTTTGATTGTTTGGCAACCCCTATTTGCAATTAT